GGTACAAGTGGAAGTTCTGGTGTTAGTGGTTCTGATGGTTCAGATGGATCTAGTGGTTCATCAGGTACAAGCGGTTCATCAGGAACAAGTGGATCTTCTGGTGTAAGTGGTAGTGATGGTTCAGATGGTTCCTCAGGTTCTTCTGGAGATTCAGGATCTAGTGGTTCTTCTGGTACTTCTGGTGATGATGGTAGTGATGGTTCAAGTGGTTCATCTGGTACAAGTGGTTCTTCAGGAACTAGTGGTTCTTCGGGAGTATCTGGTTCTGATGGTGCAGACGGTTCATCAGGTTCTTCAGGAGTAAGTGGTGCGGCTGGTTCTAGTGGATCTTCAGGTATATCAGGTTCAGATGGATCACCTGGTTCAAGTGGTTCCTCAGGAGAAAGTGGTGCTGATGGATCACCTGGTTCAAGTGGTTCTTCGGGAGCGAGTGGTACTGATGGTTCAGATGGTACTGATGGTACTGATGGCTCTTCAGGTTCATCAGGAACAAGTGGTAGCTCAGGTACTAGTGGATCTTCAGGTACTTCAGGTACAGCTACTATAAATGGTACAACAAGTGAAGGTATTGTAGTTTATGGTGGTAGTGGAGCTAACCTTACAGTTTCTACATTTATTACTATTGATCAAGATGCAAGAACAAGTGGAAGTGATATAATATTAAATAATCATTCTGCCATTGAATTTACTGGTGAATTATCATCTTTAGGAACATGTTCTGGTGTTGTAGTAAAAATGGGATCAGGTACTGTAACAGTAGGTAAAGTTGTTTATTGGACTAGTTCTGGAACATGGAGTAAAACAAGAGCAAATGCGGAATCAACTTCTAAGGGATTATTAGGTATTGCTGGTGCGGGTACAACAAATATGGCTAATGGTGTTATTTTATTTGGATTTGTTAAATCTTCAAGTCACGGATTTACCGTTGGTGCTCCACTTTATTTAAGTGATAGTGCAACTACAGGATTAATGACTAATACTCCACCAAGTACTTCTGGTGATGTAGTAAGAGTTGTTGGTTATGCAATAGATTCTAATGTTATCTACTTTAACCCAGATCCAACTTATGTAACAATAGCTTAAATTATGCCAAGTCAAACAGTTTCAGCAACAAAATATACAAGAGCAGTTGGTCCTTTATCTACAAGTTTTTCAACGGCAAGACAATCGGATTCATCAAGTCATATTGATAATACAACTTCTTCTAATATAGAAGTTGTTCAATATTTTCAAGATTCAGGAAAAGGTGCTACTAATTATAGATTTTACAGATTATTCTGTGCTTTTGATCTGAGCAGTTTTTCTGGACATACAATAACTAATTTATTATTTAATTATAGATCAACTACCTCAACTTCTACTACAGGTTTAGAAAAAAGAGTTGCTATTCTTAAATTTGATGGAATGGGTAATGGTCCTACTTTTAGTGATTATAATGATAATGAATTTTTTGATGATGTAGAGTATAGTACTCCTTATACTGCTGTATCAAGTGGAATACCCGAATGGGTTGATGCTAATAGTTCTAATACTATAACTTTAAATTCAGATGCTATGACTGATGCTAGTAATGATGGACAATTAAAAATAGCTATAGTACAATACACAAATGACTATTCGAGTACTTCCTACATTGGTAATGTACATTTTAGATATTATGAAAATTTTAGTACAGGTGCTTCTGGATTTGTTCCTTTTTTATCTTTTGATAATACACCTCCGGGTTATGGTAATGAAATTGTTGATGTAAGTAGTGCTAATATTGGTGAGGTTGTTGATGTAGCAACAGGAAATATATCTACGGTAGTTGGTGCATAGTAAAAAATAATAAATAATTGGGATAGTTTAAATTTTTATTGTATATTAGTAAATAAAATAAGTTATAAAGAATATGGGGAAACCTAAAATATTTGCACATAGTTGTTATATTGGAACTACAGGTTATAATAACCACACACGTGATTTTTTTAGGAAATTATCTAATTATTTTGATCTTAAAGTAAGAAATTTTACAGTACCAACTTATTGGAATGGTTATAACCCCGAACCTTTTGATAATGAAAATTATTTAACTGATTTAGATAGAAAACTTTTAGTTTCTCAAGCTTTATTTGGTAAGGAAAAATTTTTAGTTGATAGAGATTTGTATCCCAATCATCCTAATAATTTTGAACATAATATTAATTTAGTTTTAGCGGAATGTAATCATCATTTTTTTTATCAAAATTATGAAGGACCTAAAATAGGTTATACTGTTTGGGAAACCACAAGATTACCTGAACAATATTTTAATTGTTTAAAACAATATGATCAAATTTGGGTAGCATCTAAATGGCAAAGAAAATGTACTATAGAACAAGGAATAGAAGAAAATAAAGTAAAAGTAGTACCTGAAGCCGTTGATGGAGATACTTTTTATCCTAATGAAAAAGTTACTCTTCCTGAATATGATGATAGTAGATTTAAGTTTGTTTTATTTGGTAGGTGGGATTATAGAAAATCAACAAAAGAAATTATAGAAGCATTTTTAAGTGAGTTTGATAAAGATGAACCTATAGATTTAGTTTTATCTATTGATAATGTTTTTGCAAAAGATAATTTTGAAACAACAGAAAAAAGATTAGAACATTATGGATTAGTAGACCCAAGATTAAAAATAAAACATTTTCCTACAAGAGAAGAATATATAAAATACTTACAAAAAGGTCATGTATTTTTATCATGTGCAAGATCAGAAGGTTGGAATTTACCTTTAATAGAAGCAATGGCTTGTGGAACTCCTTCTATTTATTCTAATTGTAGTGCTCAACTTGAATTTGCAGAAGGAAAAGGATTACCTGTTAAGATAAAAGGAACAATTCCTGCTTTAGGAGGTGAATATTCTACTTATTCCCAATCTGATTTACCAGGTGAATTTTATCAGCCTGATTATGAAGATTTAAAGAAAGTAATGAGAGATGCTTATGAAAATTATAAAAGTCATAAAAAAAGAGCATTAATTGAATCTAAAGAAATTAGAGATAAATTTACTTGGGAAAATGCTGCAAAAACAGCAAACGAGGAAATAATAAAATTATATAATAATTTACCTCCTAATGAAATTAAAATAACTTTTGATTTAGGTCCTAAAGTAGAAATTTTAGGCTCTCAAAGAGAGGACTACTTTATTGAATTTATAAATGCAGATAATAATGAAGTTATACATTCTTCTAATATTAAAAATAATATGTGGACTAAATGTAATAGATCTTATTATATTCCATGGATTATTAAAATTAATGGTGAAGTTGTACATACTTTTAGTTTAAAAGATAAAACAGTAAAAATCTCATTTGATTCAAATTCACTAGGTGATACTCTAGCTTGGGCTCCTCAAGCAGTTGAATTTCAAAAGAAACATAAATGTAAAGTAATAATATCAACTTTTCACAATGATTGGTTTAAAAAATTAGAAGAATATAAAGATTTAACTTTTATTGAACCAAATGTAGGTTGTGAATGTTATGTACAATATAAAATAGGTTGGTTTAGAAGTAGTAATGGAGATTTTAAAAATAAAAATGATCATCCAAATCAACCTAATACAATACCATTAATACAAACAGCATCAGATATTTTAGGTCTTCCATTTAAAGAAGTTAATTATGGTATTAATTTTAAACCTAAAAAAAGACCAATTAAACAAAAATATATTTGTATTGGTCCACAAGCTACTTCTGGTTGTAAAGAATGGCCTCATGATAATTGGAGAGAATTAGCAAAAAAATTTAAAACTAAAGGTTATAAAGTAGTTAGTTTAAGTTTAAGAGGATTCAGTGGACCAAATATTATAAATAAAAGTAAATTACCTTGGGACGAATTATTTAATTATCTATATCATGCAGATTTATTTATAGGATTAGGATCTGGTTTATCTTGGATTAATTGGGCACTAAATAGGCATACTTTAATGTTAAATGGTTTCTCTACTCCAGAACATGAATTTACTAATAATATAACCAGAGTCCAAAATTTTAATGTATGTAATGGGTGTTGGACTAAACCAGAATTTGTTTTTGATGCTGGGGATTGGGATTGGTGTCCTATTAAAAAAGGAACGGATGAGCAACATATTTGTCAAAAATCAATTACAGTAGATCAAGTATTAGGTAAATCTTTTAATATTTTAAACCCTACTAATAAAGATAATTTTATTTGGATTACGGGTGGAGATAAACATTATTTATCTATGATAGAAGTATTAGCTAAAAGTTTATTAAAATATTCTAAGTATAAATTAATAGTTTATGGATTTAATTGTGATTCTAAAATAAATTTACCTAATGTCATCAATAAAAGAATAGATTTTGATCTTAAAAAAGAAATAATTTGGAGTGGTGATTTTGATTTAATTAATAAAGATTTCTCTCTTTATTATGCTAAATATTTAGCTAGTATTGAATCAATTAGTGAAAATTATGATTTTTATGGTTGGTTGGATGGTGATGCATTTGTTACTGAACATATAGATGAATCTTTAAAATATTTAAATTTAGTACAAAATTATCCTCTATTTATGAGGTATTATCATGAAGATATTAAACAATGGAGAAAACATAATGGTGTTGAATTGAATGGTAAATATGGCACAGAAATTTGTTATGTTAAAAATATCGAAAGAAATCCCAATAATAGAATTATAGCTACTGGGTTTTATTTTTATGATATAAATTCTTTATCTTTTTTTGAGGAATGTATGAATATTAATAAGGAATTAAATAAACTTCCAAAAGGCAACCCAAGAAAGCCAACGTTTAAAGACTATTTAAAATTTGGTTTAGGTGAAGATCAATATAATGCGTTAATTTCTGATAACAGATTTTTATCATTAGATGAAACCAAGGAATTAATGTCAATATATGCGGAGTATAAAAAATTTATTGGAGAGCCTTTTAATATGTAATTTAACTAAATAATTAAACCGTGATAAAAGCCCTTTTAATAAGGGCTTTTTTAGTTTATAAAGGTAATT